CCGTACAAGGGCACGGATGGCTACTGTGGCAACAAGAAAGGCGAAAGTGGTTTTGACCATGATGCGTTTTACGACTGGTGCTGCGAGCAGGAGGAATTGGTTATGGTAAGCGAGTACGGTATGCCCTCGGACAGGTTCACGTGCGTATGGCAGACGGCACACACGCAATCGCTATGTGCCACCAAGAAGAGTGCCGTGACCGAGCGTCTGTTCGTCCTTACAAGACAACTTGGGCTGTACAGGCGGATGATGGGTAGAAGGCATTTGTCTGCCATGCCCAGACCTGTCCAGGGGAGTTTTAACTTTGCGAATATATGATAAGGAAGATAAAGATTGAGCTGCTTGAAGGAGGCGTTATGCCTATGAAAGCCACCTTTGGCAGTGCGGCGTATGATGTCTATATAAGCAAGGATGTGGACATGGTTCTTGAATACGGTGAACGCATGGCTGTCCCGCTCGGCTTCAAAATGGAGCTTCCACAGGGACTTGCCGCAGTCATACAGCCACGCAGCGGTTTCTCACTCAAAGGCATGGCTGCACGTGAATGGGACGGTTCGAGAGGGCGGCGTCTCAACGCTGACGTTCTTATCGGGCTTATAGACAGCGACTATCGTGGCGAGGTTCATGCCATAATAAGGGCTAACGACAGCATTGCCGGGACGATACCCGAGGGCACTCGCATAGCGCAGATGCGTATCGTGACAGTGCCTGACACCGAGCTTGTTGGCGGAATTGTCAATGGCTCAGGACGTGGCAAAGACGGATTTGGCAGCACAGGCATAAGATGAAGCGCGTCACCCACTACCATGACAAGCAGCCCCGTGAGCGCAAGCCGAGCCACCGCTGCCACTACAACCGCCACGGCAGGGCGAAGGTGGCTTTCACAGACAGGGCTGATGCCGAGGCGTTCATTGCCGGGCACGGTCTTGACGGATGACATGATACAGATTTACTTTACACGTTATTAACAAATAAGCATGTAAAGAAAATGGAATCAAAGAGGAGACCCCGTCGTCATTTTGACGACCAGTTCAGGCTAAGCGTCCTGAAGGAATTTTACAGTAGCGGAAAGCTCAGGGACAGGCTGTCCGCCGCATGAGAAGGCTCATCGGAGGCTTTGCGCCTCCGGCCGCATGGCTTCCTCCGCAGTGTTTTTCATGGTGTCTTGCAAATGTGGAAGGAAAGCAGTAACTTTGCGGATGTAAACCGGTTCAGTAAACAATACTATGGGATGTAAAGTGTATAAGAAAATGATAAAATATGATGTAAAGTTAATCAGTAAATAACATCAATTCGTGTGAAGTAAATTCAGGCACAGTCAGATATGTCGCTTATAGGTGTAAAGTATGCTCATTATTTCATATAGACCACTGAAAAGATTGCCGTAATTATGATTTTAAAATTAATGACTATGAATAAGATTTTTGTACGTTTGAGTTTCATTGTGGCGGGATTTTTGTTGTTTATTCCCATCATAATGCTCTATTCCCTCGGGAATATCTTTGAATGGGTTTCCACTGGTCGGACAGAGCGCATGGATGCCTTGATGACAAGGTTCATTGATTTCTTTGAGCGTCGCGTATGAAAAGGCGAGGATATTTTGAGTATAAGAACGGCATCTACCCGCAAAGGCTGTGGGTTCACATTGGATATGACTTAGCCGAGGTGATAAAGGCTGAGTTTGACGGCTGCGAGCCTCCGGAAGAAGGGTATGACGGTGTCGTATATACCGATGGGGTAACGAGAAAATCGGACAACATCTTTGGTGTACTTGCGTCCTTCCACTGCACCAAGGACATGACGATGAGCGTGTGCTGCCATGAGGCGAGTCATGTCTGCGATGCCATCGAGGAGGCTATCGACATGGACCATGGCGGATAGGCCAGCGCATACTTGATGGGTTGGATAGCGTCCTGTATCAACAAGGCTCGTTTAGGAAAGGGCACTTTTATTCAAGTTAAGGGCTACAAGGCATGACTGAAGATTTTTAATAGCTTAAACTTTAATCATTATGAGGACATATATAGGGATAGACCCGGGCGCGTCGGGGTTCATTTCAGTAATATACCCCAATGGGGTGAAGGATTTCTTCTCCATCAAAGAGAATGATACGAGAGACGTGGTTGAATTTCTCCGTGGCGTAAAGGACCAGTCTCAGGGCGACTGCATCTGCTGCATGGAGGAGGTTCATGCGGTGTTCGGTTCTTCCGCCCGAGGAACGTTTGCCTTTGGCAAGGTATGCGGTCTGCTGGAAGGTATGTTGGTATCACTCTGCATACCATACCACCTCGTGCAGCCGAAAGAATGGCAGGGGGAGATTTGGATAAACCAAGACAAGGAATATACCGTCAAAACTAAGCCATGGAAAGACAAGAATGGCATTGAGAGGGTGAAGTCAGTGCGGAAGGTTGACACCAAGAAGACCTCGCTTAATGCTGGCAAGCGGTTGTTTCCGAATGTTGACTTCAAGCGCAGCGATAAGTGCAAGATAGAGGATGACAACAAATGCGATTCGCTGCTGATATGCGAGTTCGGGCGAAGGCTGAACCTATGAACGCAAGTAAAGGATGAAGAAATAAGAGTGAAAGACTATGCGCCTCTAATTGCATGGTCTCTTCACTCTTTTTCTCAGCGCATAAACGGTTAAAGAATTATGATAGTTAT